ACTAAAAATATCGATGACAATGGTATTTTTAAGGCTTTGGTGGGTGAGGACTATCTTACCGTGGAGCGTAAAAATCGGCAGCCTTTTTCGATGCAAAGTTATGCAAGGCTTTTGTTTTCTTGTAACAGCATTCCGAAGAACTATGGTGACAGGTCGGATGGATTCTACAGACGATTGGTTATTATACGATTTGACCATGCCGTGCCGAAGGATAAGCGTGACCCGGATTTGCTTGAGAAATTCCGTGGTGAGGTAGATGGTATCTTGTTGTTTGCGTTAGAAGGATTAAAGCGTCTTATGAGCAATGGCTTTAATTTCTCGGAAACGCAGACCAATATTGATGCTTTGCAGCAGTACAAGGAAGAGAGTAATTCATGCCTTGCATTTGTGAAAGAGTGTTGTGAAATTGATGCTACCGGAGAAGTGGGAGCAACGCATTTGTATGAGCGTTACACAACATTTTGTAAAGAAAACGGTATGATGCCGTATGGCAAACAGACATTTAACAAGGAATTGGAAGCCAATTTCTGTCAGATTGTCAGAGGAAGAGACTCCACAGGTAACCGTAGAGTTTGGAAGGGCATAAAGTTCGGAGAGTGCATAGATTAAGGGTTTTTGAGCCTCTGTCACGTTGTGACAGGGGTTCTTTTACCACAAGTTCTGACAACTGACGTTAAAATCTCTATTTCTTTTATATTTTTATAAAAATACCTATACGTGTTTTTTATAAATATTTTTTATAAAGATGTGTTTGTCAGTGTCAGATTGTCAGAAGAAATGTCAGAGGGAGGATGTTGGATATGAAAGAAAGTGATATTGTAGCTGCAATCAAAAGATACTTAAAAACAGTAGAGGGTTGCTTTTTTTGGAAAGAACATGGAGGGATGTATGGCACTGCCGGAATCCCTGATTTGATTCTTTGTTACAAGGGAAGGTTCATTGGTTTGGAAGTAAAAACCGATGAAGGAAAACCTACCAAGTTACAGGAAGCAACCATCCGTAAGATAAAAGCCTGTGGCGGTATTGCAGTGGTGGTTCGTTCTGTAGCAGAAGTAAAGGCAATCATCGAAAGCATTTAGCGTGAGAGCATCTTGTGACAAAGCATTAAGCAAAATTCTTTTAAGGAGGAACTGCAATGGGAATGCAAGTCCAAGATGTAACTGAAAACTATGTAGCACTGGCGAATGCCATTATTTTGCAAGCGGTAAAAGACTACCGAGCAGCACTTAAAACGCTTAAGAAGAATCCGAAGAACACATCAGCGTTAAAGGATAAAGCAGATGTGGAGCGTTTTTTTCGTTCCGGCTGGTATGGTGAGTTAACTACCGTGGATGGAGAGATGCTTCTTCGGAAATTACAACAGGAGGTGGAAGGATGAAGGCAAAGGAATATTTAGAGCAGGCTTATCATTTGGATAGGCAAATAAATAATAAACTACAAATCATACATTCTTTACATGACTTGGCAACCAAGACTACTAACGTTCCAAGAGATATGCCTGGAAGTCCGAACCGTAACATCGACAAGATGGAATCTGCGATAGCAAAGATGGTAGATTTGGAACGTGAGATTGATGCGGATGTAGATAGGTTGGTTGATTTGAAAGTGCAAATCATTCATGCTATCAGTGAGGTAAAAGATGTGGAGTGCCGTGTCCTGTTGGAGAAAAGGTATTTGCTGTTTGCTACGTGGGAAGACATTGCTGCTGAATTAAATTGTTCGGTTCGAAACGTACACTTCTTACATCAGAGAGCCTTACAATTTTTTCAAGTTCCATAAAAGTTTGCACAGTTTTTCACTGTTTTTCACAGGGGGCTGTGTGATACTATATAATCAGCAAAAGAATAAAATGAAGCAAGCCTCAAGGAAGTGTATCCTTTGGGGCTTTCTTTATGTCTAAAAACGGGAGGTGAGTGAATGCCAAGGAAACCAAAACATCCCTGTGCATATCCCGGATGTCCGTTGCTTACCGAAGGAAGGTTCTGTGAGGAACATGCGAAGCAGTTCAATCGTAATTATGAAAAGTATGAGCGTAACCCACAGACCAAGAAAAGATATGGTCGGGCATGGAAGAGGATACGTGATAGTTATGTGAAGACGCATCCGTTCTGCGAGAAGTGTTTTGCTAAAGGAGTACTTGTAGATGTGGAAGAAGTACATCATATTAAACCACTGGCAGAAGGTGGAACGCATGATAGAAGTAATTTGATTTCTTTATGTAAGTCTTGCCATGCAAGAATCCATGCAGAGCGTGGTGACAGGTGGCACAACAGAGGGTAGGGGCGGTCAAAATCGCTACAGCAATGCCCGCAGGGGAACGGTGCCGGGGTCACATGCGCACGGTTGGCATATTCAAACGGGAATATAAACCCCTAAAAGTTAAAAAGTTAGAGAGGTGTGAAAAATGGCGAGAGATGGAACTGCCAGAGGTGGCGCTCGGACGGGTGCAGGTCGCAAGTCCAAAGCCTTAGTTGAGAAGGTAAGTAGTGGTAATCCGGGAGGAAGAAAATTGCAGGTCATGGAATTACCCGTGAATGCGAAATTTGATGGTGTAGATATGCCAGCCCCAAGTGATTACATGAAAGCCAAGCAGAAAAATGGCGGAGAATTTGTGGCAGAGGAAATTTATAAGGAAACATGGATATGGCTAAAGGAGAGAGGCTGTGAAAAGTTAATCAGTAAGCAGCTTGTTGAACAATATGCTATGAGTGTTGCCCGTTGGATTCAATGTGAGACTGCAATTTCAGATTATGGATTCCTTGCAAAGCATCCGACAACGGGTTCTGCGTGTGCGTCGCCCTATGTGGCAATGTCACAGCAGTATATGAAACAAGTTAATCAAATCTGGTATCAGATTTTCCAAGTTGTGAAGGAGAACTGCTCTGTGGAATTTTCCGGTAATACACCACAGGATGATGTGATGGCTAGATTGCTAAGAGCACGTGGAGGTATGTGATGGAGCAGAAGGAATTTATACAGATGTTAAAGGCGCATAAGCCATATCTGACAAAACAGCAGTTTAAGACTATTAAAGGTCAGGCACTTGCCGGAGATGTGGAAGGTGCCAATAAAGGATTACAAAAATTGATGGAAAGGAAGAGAAAGGAATGGGCAGAACAATCACCGAGATGCAGCTTGTGCCGACAGCCAAGCTCATACCATATGTAAATAATGCAAGAACACACTCCCCTGAGCAGATTATTAAACTTCGTGCATCTATCCGGGAGTTTGGTTTTATCAATCCTGTGATTATTGACCGTGATTTTAGCGTGATTGCCGGGCATGGCAGAATCATGGCGGCCAAGGAAGAGGGAATTGAAGAAGTACCGTGTGTGTTTGCAGACCATCTGACTGAGGCGCAGAAAAAGGCTTACATTATTGCTGATAACAGAATGGCAATGGATGCAGGTTGGGACGAAGAACTGTTACGAGTTGAGATTGAAGCTTTGGCGGCAGAAAACTTCGATGTTCTTCTTACCGGATTTGACGAGCAGGAGATTGCAGATTTGCTTGCCGGAGATGCGGAGGATGCCAAAGAAGATGATTTTGATGTGGAAGAAGAACTGAATAATCCTTGTTTTTCAAAAGCAAGAGATATTTGGCATATTGGAAATCACAGAGTTATCTGTGGAGATTCTACCGTGGCAGAAACATATGAAAGACTAATGGATGGAAAGAAAGCCAATCTCATATGCACCGACCCGCCTTACTTTGTGGCACTGGAGAATGCATCGGGTACGATTGCGAATGATGACTTGAATGACAAAGATGGATATGAATTTCTTATAAAAGCATTTGAAAATTTCAAAAACAGTATGGCGATTGATGCATCCATTTATGTTTTCTATGCAACCATGAAAGCACGTGTTTTTTATGATGCATACGAAGATGCCGGATTTAAAGTTGGGGCGGGTCTGATTTGGAAGAAACCAAGGGCACCACTTATGCGAACGGATTGGAAGTTTAATATGGAGCCTATCATTTGGGGCTGGAGAAAAGACGGCAAACATAAATGGTATGGTGATCAGAAACAGAAGGCTGTATTTGAATTTGAAGGGATTAAGAATTCCAAGGAAGATGGTTTCGGTCATCCTTCTAGTAAACCAGTTCCGCTCATTGCCTATCTGATTAAACAGTGTACGCAGGCAAATGGTATCGTTTTAGATGGATTTCTTGGTTCTGCATCCACTCTGATGGCCTGCGAGCAGATGGATAGAGTTTGTTTTGGCGTTGAGCTAGAACCTAAGTTTGTGGATGTGGCCGTTAAAAGATTCATTCAGTACAAGAATGGAAATACAGATGGTATTTATGTGGTTCGTGATGGTAAGGAAATGTCATACGAAGAGGTAATCGCAGAAATGGAGGTTACCAATGATGCAACAGAATAATTTGACACTCGGTAGCTTGTTTGATGGTTCGGGTGGATTTCCTTTGGGAGGCTTGATTTCCGGTATTACCCCTTTGTGGGCATCGGAGATTGAGCCTTTTCCTATTAGGGTCACAACCAAGAGGCTGCCGGATGTGGAACACGTAGGGGATATTACTTTATTAAAGGGAAGTGAGTTAAAGCCTGTGGATATCATTACGTTTGGGAGTCCTTGCCAGGATATGTCGGTGGCAGGCAAGCGTGATGGACTTGGCGGTTCACGTTCAAGCCTTTTTTATGAAGCAATTCGTGTTATTAAAGAAATGAGGGAAAGTACCAATGGAAAATATCCAAGATTTATCGTGTGGGAAAATGTACCCGGAGCATTCTCCTCAAACAAAGGAGAAGATTTCAGGGCAGTCCTTGAAGAAATCTGTAAAGTTAAAGACGAACAAGTGTCTATACCTAAATCTACAAAGTGGGAGAATGCAGGACAAATTATGGCAGACGGTTACTCAGTCGCATGGCGATTATTCGATAGTCAATTTTGGGGAGTGCCGCAACGAAGAAAACGTATCTACCTTGTCGCAGATTTTGCAGGTGGGTGTGCCGGAAAAATATTATTTGAGTCCGAAAGCGTGTCTAGGTATTCTCAGACGTGCGGCATTACGTGGCAAGCAACTCCCTTTGATGCTGCAGAAAGCATTGGAGAAACAGGCGATGTCAGCTTAATGTTTGAAAATCATGGACAGGATTGCAGATACACAGGACCACTTGATGTGGCAAAAACAGTATTATCTACCTATGGAACAGGAGGTAATAATCAGCCCTTTGTGGTACAGAAACCTAAAACATTGAAAATAAGATGTGGATGCGAAGGTGGTGGAAAGGGTGCATTAATCCAAGAGGATTTATCTGCAACGCTTAGTTGCAATAATGACCAGACCCTTTTTCAACCGAGAGCCTATGGTATCTGTTCCAAAGACAGTAATTCCATGAAGTCGGACAATCCACGAAGTGGTTTTTATGAAGCAGATACGGCAAGATGCCTTGATGCCAATGGTGGAAATCCATGTTGTAACCAAGGTGGGATGGCTGTGGTTTCTTTACAAGGGTCGATGATTGGAAGGAAAGATACCAATGGTCCACAAGGAGATGGTGTCAGTGAGGATGTTTCTTTTACATTAAATACCGTAGATAAACATGCCATTGTGTATGCCATTGATAGAGAGGCATTTAACTGTGGGCAGAGATTTGCTCGGACTCCAGGAATTACGGAAGACGGAGTAAACTCCACATTAAATGCACAGGGGCCAAGTGCCGTAGCGGTGCCTACTTATAGTTCAAGTAAGGCATCTTTTTTTATGCGTGCAGAAGAGGAACTTGCAAACACCCTTGTGGCTACGGATTATAAAGACCCGCCGATTGTGAATGATTCAGATGATGTGGATTACATTGTAAGAAGATTAACACCAACGGAGTGTGCCAGACTGCAAGGATTTCCGGATTGGTGGTGTGATGATTTGGGAACAGAGAATCCTACAATTGAGGAAATTGCTATATGGAGAGATATTTTCGATACCCATGCAAGGGCGATGGGAAAGAATGTGAAATCGAGGACGGATAATCAAATTCGTAAATGGTTATAGAATCCTCACTCCGATGCTGCAGAATATAAGATGTGGGGTAACGGAGTAGCGCTTCCGAACGTGGTATTTGTGCTTTGTGGCATAGCATATTTTGCCCAGCTTACATCCCATAATTTTGGTAAGTATTCAGAGGAAATGTAGTTGCTATTATGTACAGTCTACGGGAATATGTGTACTACCAAAATAAAGGAGGTACAGGATATGGTACTACATTTTAATGTGACTGGTGAGACTAGAAAGAACATGGTAAAAGCTGCAGAGATGGAACTTGGGGTTAAAGCGAAATACCTCGGAGTTCCTTCCTGCGCTTACCAAGTGGACATTTTTACAATCAGTAAGGAAGGTACACTTTCGTGGGAAGATTTATGTGACACTGACCTTGATAAATCAAGCAGAGTAGTTGATGCTTGCGTGATGGCAAGCGGGGTTAGCCCGGCAGAATGGGATGCTAACGAAAAGGGGGCAGAAGAAGCCTATTGTGAGCCAAATAAAGGGGCAGACGAGAGGGAAAGCCTTGGACTTACGGTTTCCATTCCACTTGAGAAGGTAGATGTGGGAAACCTTATCAGTCTGCTTGAGGCAAAGGGAGAACTGATAAAAAGAGCTCTCGGAATCGAAAACACCTTTATTACAGAAAAGGATGAAATTGTTGAGTTTGCGTGGTTTGATGCGGTCTTGCCGGATGAGGCACTTGCCTACACTAAATTTATTGCGGCCCTTTGTGAAATGAGTATTAAGCAGAAGAGAATTTCAGCTAAGTCAAAGGAAAATGAAAATGAGAAATACGCATTCAGATGCTTCCTTTTACGACTCGGTTTTATAGGCGATGAATACAAGGCGGACAGAAAGATTCTTCTTTCCAAGCTGGACGGCTCATCGGCATTTAAGACAAAGAAGGGAGAACAGGAATAATGAGATTTCCAAGCAGAGAGATTGTAGAACAGGTTAAAAAAGAATATCCGGTAGGAACAAGAGTGGAACTTATTCAGATGGATGATTTCCAAGCACCACCAATAGGAACAAAGGGAACAGTAAGAGGAGTCGATGACACAGCATCCATTATGGTCAATTGGGACAATGGGAGCCGGCTGAACGTGGTTTACGGAGAGGATGCTTGCAAAAAACTGGATTCCGTTAAGGTCATTTGTTATGGAAAAGAGGAAGTATGGGATAGCCGGATGGAGGCTGCTGACTTTTATTTTAAAGCCATTGCGGGTTCAGAGGGTAGCGAGTGTGAACGCTACACCAACATTTATACAGAACTATTACTTGGCAAAAAGGTCTGCTCGGATGGAGTAGAATAAATCAGAATAAGCTAAGAGAGCCGAATAGGCTCTTTTGGTGATTATGGAGGACTCGAAAGGGTCTTTTTTTAATGCAGTTTAGGAGGTGGAGCATTGCGGAAACTGAAGAAATATGTTCCGACTCGGTTTAAGGCCGAAGACTCCATCTATGACAAAAGTGAGGCGGATTGTGTGGTCGCTTTTATTGAGCAATTAAGCCATACAAAGGGAGAATTTCATAATCAGCCTTTTATTTTAATAGATTGGCAGGAACAAATAATCAGAGATATTTTTGGAATCATTAAGCCGAATGGATATAGGCAATTTACAACAGCATATATCGAGGTTCCAAAGAAATGTGGCAAAAGTGAACTTGCTGCTGCAGTGGCATTATATTTACTGTGTGCGGATATGGAGCAACGTGCGGAAGTTTATGGCTGTGCTGCTGATAGAGATCAAGCATCATTGGTATTTGATGTTGCTTGTGACATGGTTAAGTTATGCGATAGCCTTAATGCTACTTGCGAAATCAGTAAAACTAAAAAGACAATAAATTATTTACCAACCAATAGTACTTACAAGGCACTGTCAGCAGAGGTTGGAAGTAAATCAGGTCTTAATGTATCTGGTTTAGTTTTTGATGAGTTATGGGTGCAAAAAGACCGAAAATTTTTCGATATGATGACGAAAGGTACATCAGATGCGCGAAGAAATCCATTGCACTTCATTATAACGACTGCCGGAAATGATACGAACAGCATTTGTTATGAATTGCATCAAAAGGCTGTGGATATTATTGAGGGAAGGAAGGTTGACCCTACCTTTTATCCGGTTATTTTTGGAGCAGACCCAGAGGATGATTGGACTGACCCAGAAGTATGGAGAAAAGCCAATCCTAGCCTTGATATTACTATTGGGATTGATAAGGTACAGGCCGCTTGCGATAGTGCAAAGCAGACTCCGAGTGAGGAGAATGCGTTTCGTCAGCTTCGACTTAATCAGTGGGTAAAACAGGCAGTTCGTTGGATGCCTATGGATAAGTGGGATAAATGTAATTTTGCAGTGAATGAAGAGGAGTTGTTTGGCAGAGTATGTTATGGCGGTCTTGATTTATCCAGCACCACGGACCTCACTTCTTTTTGTTTGGTGTTTCCACCATTGGATGAAGATGATAAATATATCATTCTTCCCTATTTTTGGGTGCCGGAGGAAACATTGAAGTTGCGAGTGCGGAGAGACCATGTACCTTATGATATTTGGGAGAAACAAGGATATCTGAAAACTACAGAAGGCAACGTGGTTCATTATGGTTACATCGAAAAGTTTATAGAAGAACTTGGAGAGAAATTCAATATTCGGGAGATTGCATATGACCGTTGGGGAGCAGTAATGCTTATGCAGCATTTAGAAGATGCGGGATTCACTGTTGTTCCTATGGGGCAGGGGTTTGCGTCAATGTCTCCACCGACTAAGGAACTAATGAAATTGACATTTGAACAGAAGTTGGCACACGGAGGGCATCCAGTTCTTCGTTGGAACATGGATAACATATTTATTCGTACTGACCCAGCAGGAAATATCAAGGCTGACAAAGCCAAATCTACGGAGAAAATTGACGGTGCCATTGCATGTATTATGGCATTGGATAGAGCTACTCGATGTGGAAATAGTGAAAGTAAGAGCGTGTACGATGACCGAGGTTTACTTGTTTTTTGATTTGTTTCGACCATTTAACTGAAATGTATCATGACTTATGATTTTTTCAATTGCTTTTTTTAGGTTGGGAGCATGTCCATGAAGATGGTAAGAAGTTGTTTCGGTATGCGTATGATGAATTTCGCAAGAAGAAAAATTGGGATAACTTTGATGGATAATATGCCAACAATGCTTCGTATTCTTGGATTGAATGGTAACTGTATGTACACCACAATTGATTATCCGAAAATAAGTAGGGTCGACAATATTCAGTTCTTGTTTGGTAAACATTGGAGACCTCCATAGAAAAATAAGAATAGTGATTAGAAATTTACAAGCAGATTATAGCAAGATTTTGTTGTATATGCAAGAAAGGAAGTAGATTATGGGAATTTTAACAGGGATTTTCAAATCGAGGGATAAGCCTACGAACCGGACAGCGGGAAGCGCATATAACTTTTTCCTTGGCAATTCCACAAGTGGAAAAAGAGTAAATGAAAGAAGTGCAATGCAGATGACGGCAGTTTATTCCTGCGTCCGTATTTTGTCGGAGGCAGTAGCTAGTCTGCCATTACATTTTTACGAATACAGCGGAGACGGTAGCAAACTTAAAGCCACCAAACATCCACTGTATTTTTTATTGCATGACGAACCGAATCCGGAGATGTCATCTTATACCTTCCGAGAAGTGCTGATGACACATCTTTTGCTTTGGGGTAATGCTTACGCACAGATTATCAGAAATGGCAAAGGGGAAGTGGTAGCACTGTATCCACTTATGCCGGACAGAATGAAGGTGGATAGGGATGAAAAAGGGACGCTTTATTATGAGTACCGAATGTCTACAGAAGATGCACCTACCATGCAGAATGGAACCGTAAAACTGGAGTCTTGGGATGTACTTCATATTCCAGGTTTAGGGTTTGACGGCCTTGTGGGATATAGTCCTATTGCAATGGCTAAAAATGCGATTGGCATGGCGATTGCCTGTGAGGAGTACGGTGCCAAGTTTTTTGCTAATGGTGCTGCTCCAAGTGGTGTGCTTGAACACCCAGGTACATTAAAAGACCCATCCAGGGTAAGAGAGAGTTGGACGCAGACCTTCGGTGGAAGTTCCAATGCAAATAAGGTAGCCGTTTTGGAAGAAGGAATGAAGTATACACCGATTTCCATTAGTCCGGAGCAGGCACAGTTCCTTGAGACAAGGAAGTTTCAAATCAACGAAATTGCTCGAATTTTCAGAGTGCCCCCGCACATGGTAGGGGATCTTGAAAAGTCGAGCTTTTCTAATATTGAGCAGCAGAGTTTGGAATTTGTGAAATACACCTTAGACCCTTGGGTAGCAAGGTGGGAACAGGCAATGGTGCGTTCCTTACTTACTGCTGAAGAAAAAAAGAAGTACTTTATCAAATTTAACGTGGACGGACTGCTCCGCGGAGATTACCAGAGTCGTATGAACGGCTATGCCGTTGCAAGACAGAACGGATGGATGAGTGCTAACGACATTCGTGAATTGGAGAATCTCGATAAAATTCCAGCCGAACTTGGCGGAGACTTATACCTCATCAATGGCAATATGACAAAGCTTGAAGATGCAGGCATTTTTGCGGTAAGTGCGACACGTAGAGAGGAGGAAAAAGATGAAGAAGTTCTGGAACTGGAAGAATCAGAGTCCGGAGGAGAGAACTCTGTTTCTAAACGGAACAATCGCAGAGGAAAGTTGGTTTGATGATGATGTTACACCACAGCTTTTCAAAGATGAACTTAATGCCGGAGCAGGAGATATCACGGTGTGGATTAATTCTCCTGGAGGAGATTGCGTAGCAGCTTCGCAAATTTATAACCTTCTTACCAATTACAAAGGTAAGGTCACTGTAAAAATTGATGGTATTGCAGCGAGTGCGGCTTCTGTGATTGCGATGGCAGGGGACGAAGTCTATATGTCTCCGGTATCTATGATGATGATTCACAATCCTGCAACTGTGGCGTGGGGTGACCACACAGAGTTTGCAAAGGCAATCGAGATGCTTGATGAAGTGAAAGAGTCCATTATTAATGCTTATGTGTTAAAGACCGGACTTTCAAGAGCAAAACTCTCACACCTTATGGATTCGGAAACATGGATGAATGCCAATAAAGCGGTGGAACTTGGATTCGCTGACGGAATGTTTGGCAGAGCTGTCACCAATGAGGAAGGCAGCGATGTGAAAGTGGAGGGTGCGGTGGAAGCAGTCATGTTTTCCAGAAAAGCCGTAAACAACACTTTGCAGAATAAGATTTCCGCCAAGTTTGGCAAGAAGAAACCGACTGTGGTGCAGCAGTCCGAAATCCCTGCACCGGAAACCAATGAGCGTAACGTAGATGCTTTACTTGAGCGTCTTGATATTATTAAAAATCATATTTAGGAGGAAACGATTATGACTATTCAGGAATTAAGAGAGAAACGCAACACTGCGTGGAATGCGGCAAAGGCATTCTTAGAATCACACCGTACCGATAAAGGTACTCTTAGTGCAGAAGACGATGCTACCTACAATCGTATGGAAGATGAAATCAATGCACTCAGCAATGAAATCAGACGTTTAGAGCGTCAGGAAGAGATGGAGGCAGAACTTAGCAAGCCTGTAAATACTCCACTTACATCTAAACCGGGTGTGGTAAAAGATGAGGAGAAGAAAACAGGACGTGCATCTAATGAGTACAAGGATGCTATGATGGATGCGTTTCGTTCTAACTTCAAACGTGTAAGTAATGTCTTACAGGAAGGTGTAGACACAGATGGTGGCTATCTTGTTCCGGAAGAAACTGATAGCAGATTAATTAAGGTTCTTACAGAAGAGAACATCATGCGTAGACTTGGTCATATCATATCTACAAGTGGTGAACACAAAATCAATATCGCAGCAACAAACCCGGCGGCATCTTGGATTGAAGAAGGTGGCGCTTTATCTTTTGGTGACGCTACCTTTGCACAGATTCTTTTGGATGCACACAAGTTGCATGTAGC